ATTTAATTTATTATATTTATATTTTATAGAAATATATTATTTGTTTAAATGAAATATATTTTTTATAAAAAAAAACTAGTAAATGGAAAAAAAAGAAGAATATACAAAAAAAAAAATTCTAAAAAATTATATTTAAAGCACAAAGGTCGTATGGTTAATGTTGTCAAATATAAAAAATTTTTAAAAAGAAAACAAGATAAACAGATAGGATACACATATAAAAGTAGAAGAAAAGGTGGAAGCGGAAAATTTCAAAAATTATTGAAAGAAAGAATTAAAAAAATAAAAGGTGATGAAGCACGTAATGATTTCACACGAGCAATAAGAGAGAGAGCTGAATTATTACAAAAATTTAGGTCACATAAACCCGAAACTAAATCTAAATAATAAATTTTTTTAATCTAATTTGGATTATAGAAAACATGCTATATGTTTTATTTATACGGGAGGATAATGAGATGTTAGAGAATTTATGAAAAAATTATTAATTTTTATTTTTTAATTTATTAATTAATATAGGATTAATATAACTTTTTAAACATATATGATATGAATTATGTAATTTTTCAGATACTTTTTCAATAGCTTTTTTGATAGGATTTTTAGAATTTTTAATTTCTGGAAATTTAATAAATTCTAATAACATATTATTAGCATTCCATGTTCTTAGATCTTTAGAAGTAATTTTCGGATTATATTCTTTTAAAAAATTATTAACATCACTAGAAGAGCATTTAAATATTTTTTCATTATTATTACAATTTTTTTTATTTTTTTTAAAATAATTAATAATTTTTATATTACTACATTCTGATATATTTCTAACCCCTTTTTTTCCAATAAAATCTATTATTAATTTATTTTTGCTAAATTTTAAATGATTATATTGTAATGTAGTTATACCGAATGAATTATTTTCACATTTATATTTTTCGTTGCCAATTCTAAAACCACAATTAATAATAAAATATATAATAATTGAAATCTCATAATTTTTATCATAATTTGTAGATATATTTATATTATTATTAACATCATCTTTAATTATTTTGAATATTTTGTTTAATTTTAAAATTTTATTATATTTTTTTTGATGTTGTGATTTAACATATTCTGGATTATATATAACTTGTTTTCTGTTTTTTTCATCAAAACCATATGCTAAAATTTTTTTATTTTTTCCTTCTGGATAAATATAAACATTTTTATATGCAGGTGGTATTTTAATGTTCATCTCTATTATATAAAAAAAATATAATAATTTAAATAAAAGTAAATTTATAGTAAAAATTATGTTTATTTAATTATATTGCTTAATTTAATATAAAAATTAAATAACGGATTTTTTTTATTAATTTTTTTATAAAAATTTTTATTAATTTTTATAAATTTTTTATATTTTTTGGGATAAAATCTTTTAAAGCATTTTAAATAATCAATATAAAATGAAACATATTTTTTAGAATTTAATAATTTCAATAATTTATTTATATTATTAATTTTATATTTTTTATTAAATTTTTTCATAAATTTTGTATATTCATTATATCTATTTATACATAAGGGGCATTTTGAATTAATTATAATTTCCTTGATAATTAACATATATTTCTATATTATTAGAATATATTAAAGTAAAAATAAATTATAATCCAAAAGGTTTCATCCAATTTGTTACATATATATTATCATTAACAGATGAATGTGGAAAAAAACAATTACATTTAAAATTACAGAATTTTGTTTTTCTTCTTAAATATAATGGTTTAGTATTATTATTATTTGCAAAAAAAGTAGTGTTTCCAGGAATATTATCTTGTAATGTAAATTGAATAAAATAAGTAAATAATATAAAAAAAAATTTATTCATTATAATAATATAATATATTTATTATTTATATAAATTAGTTTTTGTAATATTGACTTGTTAATTGTTCTTTTAAATATTCATTTTCTTCTTTCATTTTAGCATAAATAGAACGATGTTCTTCTCTTTCTTCTTGTAATTTCGTTTTTAAATGATGTACTTTTTTTTGTAAAATTTCAATTATTGTATCAAGAGAATGATTAATATCATTATCTAATAACACATCCTTTTCAATTATATGAGTTGCCATTTTAGTTAATATCTCTTTTATTAATTTAAAATCATTTTTTTTTTAATAAAAGAGATATTAAAATTAAATTTAAAAACGAATTACAAATAATGGATTTTTATTTTTATAAGCAGGAAATATATATTCTATTTCTTTATTAATTTCTTCAAAAAAGATTTTACCTTTAAATTCTTTTATAGGTTTATTATCATCTTGTTTTATATAATTATTTGTAATTGATTTAAATTCTTTTATAAAAGAACATAATTCATGATTATATAAGTTAATAGTTGTATCATTATTAGTTTTATAATTTTTTAAATTTTTAATAATATTAAGAACAATATTTAATCGCTCTTTTTGTGTATAATAGGTCATATTATTTAATATTAGTTATTTTTTAAATTAAAAATATTAATTAATTTATTTGGAAATTCTACATCAACATTTGAATCCCAATTACTACCACCTCTATAATGTAAAAATACACTATCATATAATTCACATGAAATTTTATTATCTTTATTTCTAATATCTGATATTAATAGTTCAATAAAAGCAAAATTAGTATTAAGATTATCAGGCAATTCATTAATTTCCCAACTAGAAGCCCATAAATGATTGATAAAATATATTTTATCAGTATTATATTTTGCATTATTTTTTGCTGTTCGCAAAGATTTTGTTGTTGGAAAACAATTTGAATTATTGAGATTTAACAAAAATTTAAATGACATACCGCCTGTATCACAACCATTTGCTAAATTCCAATCTAATATATTAATATTTGATATATTTTTATTAAAATAACATAATCCAGGCCACATATAATTTAAATTGATATTATTAAAATTTCTATGTTGTAATACAATAGCAATATCATATTTTTTATATTTATTAATATCTAAATAATCTATTAAAAATATATCATTATCTATATATAAATAATCATCTGGATTTTTTTTTTGATAATCTAACATAAAATTAAGAACACTTGCATGTCTAAAAGAAGCACTTTTCATATTAATATGAAAATCATTATCATGATTTATACATTTAATATTTAATTTATTGCATTTATCAATAACTTTTTTTTTCATAGTTGAGTCATTATTATTAGTTGAATCATTGAAATTTTTAGCATCATTGAAAATAATATATTCAAAATCATTTTTTAAAAATTTTTTTAAACTTAAATATTGTATTTCAATATAATTAGGGTTTATAACAGATGTAATTATTTTCATATTAATTATAAAAAAATAATTTACTTTTAAATATATTTTTTTTATAATTAATTATTATTTTCTTCATCGTCATCTGATCTAATACGAATACCTTTCCAACCTTTATTATCTATTGGATATGGTCCAATAATTTTTTCAAAATATGCTCTTAATTGATTTCTATCAGGTTGTTTCTTGTTTTTAGGCATATTAGAATAACACCATACTCTGAAATCATTATAAATAGTATTTAGACCTGTTCTATTAGTTGTATCAGATTTATCAATAAAAAGTCTATCAGTTTTATATTGACCAATAATATCATTGTTATTTTTATAACTTTCTGTAGCAATTCTTACTTCCATAGGTTCATGAATATTATTTGGATTAATATTTTTATGTCTTTCTATTAACATACTCATAAAAGTTTCGGCCCATCTTTCAAATTTATCTGATAATTCTAAATCCATTGGAAATTCATTAGGTTTAGTTGGATTTTCAACAAATTTAGATAAGAATTCTATAACTCTAATACGTCTCCATGTACCACCATCATCACTAGGAACTTCAGGTAATTCATTACATGTCAATATCATTTTAAATTGTGGTTTAAATTCAAATGGTTCTTTATATAAACCTCTGCATAAAATTCTATCATTACCAGATAATTCTTTCATAAATCCAATATTAATTTTATCCTGCTCGCTAGGTTCTTGCATAACAGCAAATCTTCTACCTTTTGTTCTTTCTAATTCGCCTTGTGCGCTATTAGAAGCGGCTCTTTTTTGAGTTAATAAAGCAATGGGTAAAATACAATAATAATCACCTATAGTTTTTTGTATTAAATCTAAGAAACGACTTTTACCATTACTACCATTACCAGTAAAAACATAAAATCTTTCTTGGGAAATACTACCATCTATTATACAAGTAATAATATCTAAAACATAATTTTTAACGCCTTCATTTATAAATATTTTAGAAAAGAAATCATTGATTTCTTCTATTTCAGGAGCATTCGCATCATATGGTATATAATTTATTTTGCTAGAATGAGATATATAATCATCAGGCATACCATCTCTAAAAATATGCATTTTTAAATCATATACACCATTTAGAAAACCAATTAAATGTGATCTACTATCTAATAATTCTTCAAATTTTTCATCAATAAATAAACTTTTGCATTCTTTCATAACACTGTCTTTAAATCCTGCATTTTTTAATTGACCTGCTATTTTCAAGGATTTTTTTGCTTTTTCTGTATTTGCAGTTTTTTGATCATCATCTTCTAGACCATATTGTAAATTTTGCCAATATTGTGTTCTTTCTATAAATTTTCCACAAATATCTGTACTTAATGTAATACGAAGTAATAAACCTTCAGATGTAGAACGCCATCTATGTCTTTCTCTATCATAATAATACCACGCCACTTTACTAATCGCTCGTATATCATCTTTTTTTAATGTTTGTACAACTTTTGCAACATCAAAATGAGCCCCATCACTTCTAATACATTTATCAATCCAAGGAAATAAAGATTCATCCATTATTTTATCATATTTATTTTGATTATCAAGTTTCGCCCACCATCTTAAAGTACCCATACCCATATTATCTTTTCTCATTTTATTCCATATTGTTTGACATTCACCTTCAATGTATGCAGTACCAATTTTAGAAAATTCAATCCATGTATCTAATAAACGATAATCTATATTTCTTAAAACCCAACCTAAATTAATCCAATCTTCATAATTTTCAGCACGAGTATATGCCAAACATTCAATAACAAGTCTTCTAGCTAAAAATAATTCATCATCACTACTATAATTTTTATTAATATTTAATGATTTTGCAAAAATATTATTATGTAATTTATTTTTTTGTTTTATGTCAAATGACGGTAATACGTGTTTAGTATATTCTTCTATTTCTTTAATTGCATCATTTTTAATACTACAAATCTCTTTATTTATTTTAGTATTTCTCATTGAAAACAATTTAATATAATTTAAATTTGTTTCTGCTGATATTTTTGCTTCTTTTTCTTTACCACATTTATAGATTTTCGTAACTGAATATGCTTCACAATCTGGTTTGCGACTACCATACATTTGCCATGAATTAACATCAATAATAGCTTTATCAATAATATCTTCATAATTATTAAGTAAAGGCATTCCACTAAACATTTTTTCTGCAATATCAATTATTTTTTTTCTTATAAAATGTTGTTCATTGTGTGTTAATATAATATATGGAAATACAATATGAATTCCGTCTTTTAATTTATTTCTACATACTGTTGGTTTAGATTTTTCCATAACATAAGCTACATTATAATCATCTGATATATCAATATATTCTGTAATAATATTATTATAATATTCAATTATTTTATTGATATTTTCATGTGTATAAATTCTAGTATATTTTGGTAATGAATTTTCATCTAAATATTGTGATTCAGGATTTAATAAAAATCTAAAATCTAAATCTACTCTTAATGGACTAGGATTAAATGGTTTTTCTGTAAAATATAAATGATTACCATTTGTAATAGCTAAACTATATATATTAATAAATTCATCATAATTTTCTTCGGGAATAAATAAAGATTTTTTAGGATGACCTATACTCGTATTGGTGTAGGGTTTCCCCTTTGTAATACTATATTTATGTATAAAAGAATTTAAATCTTCTTGTATACCCATTAATGATTTATATTTATCTTAATATATAATATCAATTTTTATTTTATATAATTTACCTGATTTATTAATTTTAAAATTAGTATTGTTATCATTATGATACAATAATTGAATAAAAAAAATTTAATTTACTATCTGATATACAATTATATTAATTATTTTATTACTTAATTAATAATAATAAAAAATTATCTTCAAATAGAGAAATGACTGATTTAAATTTAGCCTATGGACTTTTAGATGAACCACAATTAGATAATAATAATTTTATGAATCAGATGCAAATAAATCAAATGGATACTATGGATAATAATATACAAGATGATAATAAAATAGAATTAAATAATAATAATAATAATATTATAATAGAGAAGAAAAGAAAAAAAAAACAAATGAATATGGATTTAGATGAACGACCATTATTACAAAGACAAAAAGAATCTTATCAAATGCAAAATACTGATAATATACCTGAATATCCTTATGCAAAAAAAGTACAACAAAATTCACAACAATCTTCAGAAACAATGGAGAATACTTTTTGGAATAGATTTACTTCTAAAAAATCTGAAGTATTTAAATTAATTATGTTTTCATTCGTTATTGTATTTGCTATATCTATTGATAGAATTGGTACATATTATTTAACTAAATATGTAAATGAAAATGTTTTAACTGATCGTCAAGAATTTATAATTAGATTAGCATATCCAGTTATGATTATATTATTATTATGGATTTTTAAAGCTTTATAATAGTAGAATATGAAAATAGAAAATCAATTTTGTAGCCCAACTGCAAAAGATAATGGACCAACCTGTTTATCAAAAGAATCATTAATAACTTTAATAAAAACTTTTAATAATTCTAAAAAAAATAAAATATTATACTATGATAATAATACACAATTAGAATTATTTAAAAAATTAGATAATAAATTAAAGAAAACTACAAAAGGTTCCGGAAAATATTGGTTTTGGCCTGCGATTATTCAAAAATTTATTCCTCTTAATATTAAAAGTAATTTACTAATTACTAATATTAAAAATATTGAAAAGTTTGAATTAATACCCGAATTACCAACTCAATGGCTTAAAAATCCGAAAGAATGGTTATCTAATTATGACATTGATCATATCATGTTTCAATATAGTAATACAAAAAAATATTTATATAAATATTTAGGTACTTTTTCTATAGATTTCGCTGTTAAAAATACATCCGGACAATGTTTATATAGTAATGTTTGTAATATTAATATTAAAAAAGATTATATTGATAAAAAAATTAGATATATTGGATTTATCACTAATTTAGATAAACATAATGAATCGGGATCTCATTGGACTTCTACATTTATTAATTTAGATATTAAAAGTAAATCATATGGGGCATATTATTATGATAGTGTTGCTAGAAAAACACCAGTATTAATTGAAAAATTTTTAAAAGATATTCAAAAACAATGCAATTTATTATATCCTGCTAAAAAATTTAAGATTTTATATAATAATAAACAACATCAATATGCTAATTCTGAATGTGGTATGTTTTCAATTATATTTCAATTGAGATGGAATAATTTTTTATTAAGAAATAAAAATGTGACTTTTAAAAAAATTATTGGTTGTAACTCTTTAAATGACAAAAATGTTAATGAAATGAGAAAAAGTATATATAGACCTAATTTTAAAGAACTAAATAACTAATTCTAAAAATATTATTTTTTTCCCAAATCATTTTTTTATTCCTTATTATGATAAGGAATAAAAAAATGATATAAAGATTTTATTATATTAAAAGATATAATACAAATATGAAAAAAACCACTGCTGCTAAAAAATCCGTCCCGGCCACTACTGTGGCTCCAGTCGCCACCCCTCAAAAAACTACTCCTGTTGAAAAACAGGTACCCGTTGTTGTTAAAACAAAAAAAACTACACCCGTTGTAAAAGTTGTAGAAAAAGAAGTTGTTAAAAAAGATGAAGTTGATAATTCTTCTGATAATCTTATTGAAGAAAAAGCAGTAGGTGATTCACTTATTAATGAAATTACTGATAAAATTTCATCGGTGCAAATTGAAATGAAATCTATTCAACAAACTCTTAAACTACTTGTCAAGGAATACGAAAAACAAAAAAAAATTATTGCTAAAGTTCAAAAAAAAAGAGACAATGCTAAAAAATCCCCATCCGGTTTTGCTAAACCTTGCAAAATCTCAAATGAACTTTGTAAATTTGTAGATATTCCTGAAGGTTCCGAAAGATCTAGAACTGATATTACTAGATATATCAATGCTTATGTTAAGGATAAAAATCTTAATAATCCAGAGAATAGACGCGAATTCTTTCCCGATGAAAAACTTCGCAGTATTCTAAATGTTAATGATACTGAAAAAGTCACTTATTTTATTCTTCAAAGACTTATCGCCCATCATTTCCCTCTAAGCATTAATAAACAAAATGCACTCGCCGCCGCACAAGCTGCAGCGCAAGTTGCAGCCGCTTCTACTACTAAATAAACATTCTCGTTTATTAATTACACGCAACTAAATTTACTTTTTTTTTATATAAATATTTTATAAATTAATATTGTAATGGAAGAATTTAAAAAAAATATAAATTTGAATAAATTGATTATTGGATCCACTAAAATGGCTAAAGATAAATTATCTTTAGATCTTGATAATGATAATATTGAAATTATTGTAGAAAATGAATGGAAAAATACAATTAACTTATATTCTAATTATACTCATGATATTAAAACATTAAATAATTATTGTTTAACTTTAATTAAAAACTCTCTCTCTCTTAAAAATAATAATAATGAATTAAAAGATAATAAAAATGAATTAAAACAAAATTTAAAAAATAATAAAAATCAATTAAATAATATTGATATTGATTATAAAAAACTAGATACTGATTTTTTAGAATTAAAAGTTAAAGAATTAGAACATAAAAGAAATTTTATCCCTGATTATCAAAATAATAATATTGTAAATTTAGATTCATCTAATCAATCTAAAATTCCTATTAATAACTTAAATGATAATAATATTACTACTATTAATTATAATAATACTAATAATAATATTATTTATAAATCTCTTCTTCTAAAATCTAATAATAATTTTATTCAAGTTAATATTAAAAAACAATTTAATTTTGATTATAAATTATATAAATTTTATCCTCATGATTTATATTTACCTCTTTTTATTAATCAAATTACACCATATATTAAACTTAAAATTTCTGATAATACCACTTTTATTATTTATAATTTTAAATGTATTTTTAATAATATAAAATGGAATACATGGAAATGTATTG